TCCTATACCTCTATGAAAATTTTCAGTAAACATTGGTGCCCATGGATGAGCAATAATCATTCTTTCCACATCTCTTAAACAATTTTTAGTTGATAACTTAAGTGGTCCTGTTTTTGTTTTTATTGAATTTGCCAGTTCTTCAAATTTCTTTTCTTCTTTATTAGGAATAAATCCAGCTGCTTTTGTCATAGCGCTATAAAATAAACCTAAACTATCTGGGTAATTCACTTTGCCTATCATCTTCATTTTTAATCCATAAGCAGCCCAAACCGTTGTACAATTAAATTCACCAATAGAATCAATTGATACGATAATTGCTTTATCAAATCCACTGTTATAATATGCAGCAGCATGACTTGCATGGTGTGGGACATAATCCCATTTATAATTAAGATCTAGTTCTTTTAATATTTTTGAAACATTATTACGACTTATAAAGTTAGATTGACCAGCCATCATTTGTCTTAATCCTTTTAAATAAGGATTCTCATACCATATAATTTTATCAGGTTTAGCTACAGCTTTACACAAATTTATCATATCTTCATCATGATATTTTTTATCTGAATTAATTGAATATAATTTGTTTGCATCATCATACACTGAGATTGACGCATCATGGCCGTGACCAGACATTCCCCAATAAATCATTTTTGACTATCACCTTTCATAATTCTATAATTATCTTCTACAGAATCTGGAGTTGATACTTCTACTAATATACCAGCTTTTTTACAAAAGACTTGATGAGGTTCACACGGATCATTATGATAGACATCACCTTCTTTTAATACAGTTCTTTGTACTTCAGCATTCTCTGTCATAATTTTTGTAACTAAGAATTCACCATTTAAGCATAACCAAGTTTCCATTTTTTCTTTATGAAAATGCATTGAAAACTTAGAACCTTCTTTAAAAGATAATAGTTTACCACAATACTTATCATTTGTAGCAAAGATAAGCTCGTGACCCCAGCCTTTCTCTACAAAGCCTTTAAGTTTTGTCATTAATCCACTCCAAAATTTTTGTAGAAGATTGATCTGGCACTGTTTCGAAAATCTTAATTAGTGCTAATCCATTACCTACAACCCAACTTGGTTCATAGTCTCCGCCTTTAGTAATCATCCACGGTCTCACTTTTTTGATTAACTCTAAAGGAGTATCCTCTTCAAATATAATAACTTCATCAACATACCTAATTGCTTCTAGTACAATCTTTCTATCTTTTTCGTTATGAAAGGATTCTCTTTTTATTCTTTTCATACTTTCATCAGAATTAAGACCAACTACAAGTTTATCTCCTAGTTCACGAGATTTTTTTAGATAATCTATATGACCAGGGTGTATGATGTCAAAACATCCATTAGTAAAAATTACGTTCAATCAACTTCTCCACATTTGTTTTTATATAAATAGAATCAATAATAGATATATTATACCACAGTTTTCGGCAAAAGTACAGGAAAAAATATGGCAGCTCCAAATTCACGATCTACGTTACTTGATTATTGCCTCAGAAAACTCGGTGCACCTGTCCTCGAGATAAATGTCGATGCAGATCAACTTGAAGATAGGTTAGACGAAGCTCTTCAAGTGTACCAAGAGTTTCACTCTGACGCTACAGTAAAAACGTATTTAAAGCATTTAGTTACTTCAACAGATGTGACAAATAAATATATTCCTATATCATCTAATATTATATATGTAAGTCGTTTGTTACCCTTTTCGGATTCAACAAGCTCAAGTTCAAATATGTTTGGTATCAAATATCAAATGATGTTGAACGATATATCTGACTTACAAAATTTCTCAGGTGATCTAGCATACTATACACAGATGCAACAATATTTATCTCTTCTAGATTCTACTTTACATGGTAGTCCTACTGTTCAATTTTCTCGACATCAAGATCGCTTAAATATTTTTGGTGATTTTGAAGATGGAGACATTAAAGCTGGAGATTATGTTTTAGCGGAAGTTTATCAAATTCTTGATCCAAGTCAGCATACTTCAGTGTTTAACGATATGTGGTTAAAGGATTATACTACTCAGCTTATCAAACTACAGTGGGGCGCAAACCTTATTAAATTTGAAGGCATGCAATTACCCGGTGGTGTTACACTTAATGGTCGTCAGCTTTATGATGATGCTCAAGCTGAACTCGAAAAACTAATGGAAAAAATTAGATTAGAACACGAGCTTCCTGCTGATTTCTTTATAGGATAAAATAATGGCAACTAACGCTTACTTCAGTGACAGGGTCACATCAGAACAAAGACTATATGAAGACATCATTATTGAGTCTCTAAAAATGTATGGCCAAGATGTGTACTATCTACCTCGAACACTCGTAAACGTTAACACTATTTTAAATGAAGATATTCCATCTACATTTAGTAATGCATATAAAATAGAAATGTATATTGAAAATGTCGAAGGTTTTGAAGGTGAAGGAGATATATTTACTAAATTCGGTGTAGAGATAAGAGATGAAGCTACGTTTGTTGTTTCTAGGAAAAGATTTGGTAATGCTGTAGTACAATATGATAATCAAATTGAAACCGACAGACCTCAAGAAGGAGACTTAATATATCTTCCATTGAGTCAATCTTTATTTGAAATAGGACATGTTGAAAAAGAACAACCATTTTATCAATTAGCACAGTTACCTACATTCAAAATGAGATGTAATCTATTTGAATATTCAGGTGAGCAACTTAATACTGGAGTAGGACAGATAGATGATACAGAAGTTTATTCAACATTTCAATATGTTCTCGGATATACTAAACCAAAAATTGCTACTGGCACAACCACAATATCAGGCGGATCAATTGACGCAGTCTCAATTGCTGATAGTGGCGACGGTTATCGCGGAACAGCACCTAGCGTTTCGGTAAGTGCACCAGATTCTGGAGGAACAAGAGCAATTCTAGGAACAGTTCTAACTGGAGGTAAAATTTCAGGTATTACTATTTCTAATGCAGGTGCAGGTTACTCATCAGCTCCTACAATAACAATTGGTGGTCCAACTGATGTAGAATTTGTAAGAGGTGAGACAATTACACAAACATTTGCAAGTGGTGTAAAAATGTCTGGCGAAGTAATTAAACAAAACGATTCAGATGCACTTCTTTATATCGCACATGCAGGAGCAGATGATGGTCTTTACCATGAGTTTGCAACAGGCCTAGATATAACAGGTGCACAATCTTTTGCGGCTTCTACAATTAAATCTGTAACCGAATTAGATAATAGTTCAGACACTGAAGACAATACGGACTTTGATAATGATATGACAGGATTCTTAGACTTTAGCGAAAATAATCCGTTTGGAGATCCTGAATAATGAACGATGATATGTTTGATTTCGGTTTTACTGCAGTTAATGAAGATGAACTGACTGCGGTACAAGATGCACAAAAAGCTGTAGGTGATACTGCAGTTGAAGCTAGAACTTCTCAAGACAAACTTGATAGATTATATAACGCTATCACGCCATTATTAAATAATCTTAAAGCGAATCCAGAAAAAGATTATATTCTTTGGCCGAATAGATTAGCTAAAGTTGAACAGTTCGAAGATAAATTACAAGAAATCTATAAGGGTTCATAATGTTTGGAAATTATTTTTATCACCAAAGAGTTGTAAAAGGCGTATCGACATTCGGTAAAGTCTTTAACGATATCTTTGTTATACGTAAAGATGCATCAGGTAAAGTTGTAAGTCAAATAAAAGTTCCTTTGTCATATGCACCTAAACAAAAATTCTTAGAAAGAATTAGATCAGTTCCTCAAGAAGGACAAAATCATATTGCAATGAAGTTGCCAAGAATGTCATTTGAAATTAGTGGTATTTCTTATGATACTGCTCGGCAGCTGCCAAAAGGTAATTTTGAAAGTAAGCCTGGGTCAACAACCAGCCGAAGACAAAAATTTAGACAGTCAGTTCCTTATATAATGAACTATGATTTAAATGTTTATGCTAAAAACCAAGATGATGCATTACAAATAGTTGAGCAAATAATTCCATATTTTAATCCTCAATATACATTGACTATTAAACCGTTTGGAACATCATATGATGTTTCAGAAGATGTACCTATTATTTTAACTGGTGTTTCACTTTCAGATGATTTCGAAGGAGATGTTGCAAGTAGACGAACTATAATTTATAC